AAAGACGATGGCTTTGACCACATGAATGATGCCCTTGGTTATTTGATAGAATACTTGTTTCCAGTTCGCACACAATATGATGCACCGCAACCGACTAGGTGGACTTGATGGATTTTGATGTAAAACAAAGCAACCCTTTATATGTTAATAATATTGCCAGATGGGAATTCTATTTACGTTCTTACATGGGCGGTCAAGACTATATTGATGGCAAATACCTGACCAAATACATTAGCGAGTCAGATGAAGATTACAAAAGAAGGCTTGAATTAACCCCGCTTGATAATCACTGTAAAAACATAGTGCATATTTACAGCAGCTTTCTGTGGCGAGTGCCGCCTACCAGAGTTTTTAATTCATTAGCTGATAACGTGGCTCTTGAACCATTTATGAATGATTGTGATTTTGATGGTCGCAGCTTTAATTCTTTTATGCGTGAAGCGCAAGTTTGGGCAAGCGTTTACGGTCATGTCTGGATAATGATGGACAAGCCAAAATCAAATGCTGGAACAAAAGCACAAGAACTTGAGCAAGAGATTCGGCCTTACGTTACTTTGTTTACTCCAGAAAATGTAAGAGATTGGAAATTTGAGCGAACGGCAAGCGGCAGATATGAACTTGTTTATTTAAAAGTAATTGAATCTATTGAACTAGATGATGAGCTAAATGAAGAAACTTATTATCGTATATGGGATAAGCAAGAAGTATCTTTGTGGCAAGTAAACGATGAAACAGAAACAAAAATAGAATCTGAACCAAATGCTCTTGGTCGAGTTCCTGCTACATATTTACCAGCTAACCGATCAGTAGAACGAGGAATAGGAATAAGTGACCTGTCAGATGCTGCCTATATGCAACGCGCAATCTATCAAGAATTGTCCGAAATAGAGCAACTTATCAGGATTTCTAATCACCCTACATTAGTTAAGACTCACCAAACAGACGCTAGTGGTGGTGCTGGCGCCATTATAAACATGCCTGACGATATGGATGCATCTCTACGCCCGTTCCAAATGCAGCCAAGTGGAGCTAACCTCGACGCAGTAAGAAACGCTATTGAAGACAAAGTTAACAGTATAAATAGAATGTCTCATATGGGTGCAGTCAGAGGAACTGAAGCAATAACCATGTCAGGGGTAGCAATGGCTACTGAATTTCAAATGCTAAATGCTAAATTGTCAGAAAAAGCAGATTTACTTGAATTGGCTGAAGAGCAACTTTGGGTAATGTTTTGTGATTGGCAGCAAATAAAACCGGATGTAGACGTATTTTATCCTGATTCTTTTGATTTGCGAGACTATGACAAGGAGCTTTTATTCTTGCAACAGATGCGCTCAACTGGAGTTAAATCAGTAACGCTTGCTATGGAAATAGATAAAAAGATTGCTGACCTTGTTCTTGATGATGAAGTACTTGCTAAAGCACATGACGAAATCGAATCTGGTTCGCAAGTTTTAGGTCAGTTTAATTCGGCTATTTCTACAGGTAATGTTCTTGAAGATCAAGCCGCGCTTACAATCTAATGGCTAAAGATGTCGAACATTTAAAAGGAGTTATTGCTCTTGCTGAAACGCACCAAGCAAAACTAGCTTCTGCTCTGGTAACTTTAGAGTCAAGAATAGCCACATTAATGGCTACAGCCCCGCTAAAAAATGGCGATTTGTTTGATTTAACTTGGGCTATCAAAGCAAGAGTAACTTTAAGAGAAGTTATTGAAGCCGAATATTTAGCAACTGTTGATGACATTATACGAGAATATGCTGTTGTCGCAGAAAGCGGTGCTGCTATGCTTGCAACTTATGGACAAATGGCAGTATTAGATTCTGAAGTTGTATCTCAATTGCAAAGGCTTACATATAAAGGCTTTGAGGATTTAGGTCAGCAGTATCTTGATGTTGTTGCAAAGGAAATTTATAGCAATACTTTGTTAGGAACTCCTTTTGCGGCAAGCGTGGCGTCAATCAAAGAATCTGTTGAAGCAGGGTTAGGCCGTTACGCCAAACAATCTATGCATGATGGCTTAATGCAATTTGATTCTGCGATAAATACAAAAATTGCTTTGGATAGCGGAGTAACTGAATTTAAATATTATGGTCCTGATGACAGTAAGACTAGACCATTTTGTGAGAAGCACGTTGGAAAAGTTTATACGAAAGACGAAATAATGAAAGAGTGGTCTGGCAGTTGGGCTGGCAAGATTAGTGGAGATCCTTTTTTAGTCAGAGGAGGATATAACTGCCGCCACCGGTTTAGAGGTTTCACTAATTTGGAGGGTTTATAATGCCACAAGGTAAAGGAACATATGGGTCTAAAGTTGGCCGACCAAAGAAAAAGAAGAAAAAAGTTAAGAAGTAAATAGATGAAAAAAATCGGGTTTACTTGTTCATCGTTTGATTTGCTTCATGCAGGGCATATTGCTATGCTGAAAGAATCCAAACAGCATTGTGAAAAACTTATTGTCGGGTTAAATGTCAATCCGTTAAAGAATGGCAATTACCCCGTTCAATCGGTGGTTGAGAGGTACACGCAATTAAGTGCTGTTAAATATGTAGATGAAATTGTGCCATATAATACAGAACAAGAATTGATAGATTTGATTCAGCTTTATAATGTTGGCATACGTTTTATTGGAGAAGATTACAAAGGCAAGGCATTTACTGGAGATGTTTTAAGCGACATTGAGGTTTTTTATAACAAAAGAGATCATCCGTTTAGCTCCTCTGCTTTGAAAAAGCTTGTCAAAGAAACATAAAATTAACCTTTATGCTACACTGCAAATTCACCAACTACTCTATATGAGGCACGCAACATGAGCGATGAAATCATGGAAACAGAAACTGAGACTGAAACAGTAGCAATACAAAGTCAGGATAAGACGTTTACGCAGGATGAGTTAGACCGCATTGTTGCAGACCGCATTGCAAGAGAACAAAGAAAGTTTGAAAAAAAGCTTTCCGGTATTGACCTTGATGATGCGCGAGACTTAATGCAAAAGCGAGAGGATGCCGATTTAGAAAGGCAGAAAGAGCGCGGAGAGTTTGATAACATCTTAAAGAAAACAGTCGAAAAGAAAGATTTGGAAATTAGTGCATATAAAAGCAAGTTGCAACAGACGCTAGTTGATGGAGCGTTATTGTCAGCGGCAAGCCAAAATAATGCAGTAAACCCAGATCAAGTATCTACTTTATTGAAAGGCTACACCAGACTGTCCGATGATGGCTCAGTTGAAGTGTTGGACGCTCATGGAGTGCCAAGGTACAATGATAGTGGTGATTTGTTATCAGTCAATGACATGGTAACAGAATTTTTAACAGGAAATCCTCACTTTGTTCGCGCTAGTCAAGGCGGTACAGGGTCGCAGGGTAAGACTGGTGGCATTAACGATATGCTTGGCAAAGTCAAAAGTCGTGAAGAATTTGAACAACTTACTCCCCAGAAGCGATCTGAATTTATCAGAAGCGGTGGGACACTCCAATAATTTAAGGAATATTTTAAAATGGCTAATACAATCACGGCTTTAATGCCTGACATTTATGAAGCACTAGACGTTGTATCACGCGAACTCACTGGCATGATTCCAGCGGTAACTATGAACGCATCAGCAGAACGTGCTGGTCTAAACCAAAACATCCGCGTTGATGTTGAACCTGCTGGAAATGTTGCTAACATTACTCCTGCTATGGTTGTCCCTAATCCTACTGGTCAAACTTCTGGATCAACTGACATCATAATCACCAAAGCTAGAGCCGCAGAGTTTGGTTTTAACGGTGATGAGCAAAAGATCCTGAACACTGGCATTGGCTATACTAGCGTCCGCGCTCAGAAGATTGCTCAAGCTATTCGTTCTATTACTAACGAGGTTGAAGTTGATTTGGCTGGACTGCAAAGCACTTTTTCTCGCGCTGTAGGAACTGCTGGCACTACTCCTTTTGGAACTGCTAACAACTACACCGATGCATCAAAAGCACTTCAGGTACTAAAGGACAATGGCGCACCTCTAAGCGACAATCAGCTTGTCATTAATACCAATGCTGGCGTTAATCTTCTTGGTCTGCAATCAGCGGTTAATGCTGCTGGTACTGATTCAATGTTGCGTCAAGGCGTTTTGCTAGACATTAACGGTATGCCTATTCGTGAGTCTGCACAGGTTGTCAATCAAGCTGCTGCTTCACTTGCTGGTGCGGCTACAACTAACGCTGCTGGTTATGCTGTTGGTGCAAACGTACTGACTCTAGCTGCTGGTGGTACAGGTACAGTTGGTGCTGGTGACGTTATTACTTTTGCTGGAGATACTAACCAGTATGTCGTAACCAGTGCAGTATTTGCTGGTGCTAACCCTGCTGCCGGAGATACCATTACTCTTGCTGCTAACGGTTTGCGTGTTGCAATGTCTGCCGCTACAAAGGCTATTACAAAAGTAGCTGCCTCAGACCGTAACATGGCGTTTAACCGATCTGCTCTAGTTCTTGCTGCTCGCGCTCCTGCCCGTCCTGAAGAAGGCGATCAAGCTGAAGACGTAATTGTAATCACTGATCCACGTTCTGGTCTTTCAATGGAATTTGCAATGTACAAAGGCTACAGAAAAGTACGTTATGAAGTTGCGCTTGCTTGGGGTGTAAAAAACATCAAGCCAGAGCATACTGCTCTACTGTTGGGTTAATTAAGACTAGCCTCATTCTCTTAGGGGGGTGAGGCTTTTAATTGAGGTTTGAAATGGCATATTCGTCTGATGCAGATTTATTAAAACTTATACCTGACATTTTAGATTTAGGTATTGAGTCTTTTAGTATAGAACATCCAAAGGCACAAGCTGATATTGAGCGCGATTTGCGTATTAAATGGTGGCCAAAAAAAGGTATTGCTGGGGAAATGGTTGAATCAAAATTAACCGCTTCACAATTTACTCAAGCATCAGCATATTTAGTGTTGTGGATGTATGCATTGCCAAAACTTACCAATTGGGTTGATGGCGATAGATTTGGAAACATGATTGATTTTTATAAAGCTAGATACGGTGAAGAAATGGAAGCTGTATATGGTGACGGCATAGAATACGATTTGGATGGCGATGGTGCTGTTACGGAGCAAGAACGAGAATACATTGCTGTTAACAGGCTTGATAGATAATGCAAGTAAGGTTAACCAGTAACGGCAAAGAAATAGAACGCTTATTAAAAAAACGCGGTAAAGCCTTATCTAAAAGTGTTCGCAGAGCGTTATCAAGAACAGCTTTGGCTGGAATACAAATAATAGAAGAAAGAACGGCAAAAGGCAAAAGTTACAAAGGTGGCAGCTTTAAACCATATAGTAACGTGCCAGATGGAGGATATTTTGCTTGGCGTAAAGAACAAGGGTTAACTACTAAACCTAATTTAAGCGTTAGCGGAAATATGCTTAGTTCATTAACATCTAGCGTAGACAACAGAGCGGCTACCATATTTTTTAGTCGCGCTACTGAAGCAGAAAAAGCAGCAAAAAATAATGCAACTAGACCGTTTTTTGGGTTTTCTGATTTAGAAGAGAAAGCGTTAGGAAAAGTATTCTTTAGGACTTTGAAATGAGCGTAAGAGAAAATATTGCTAATAATCTAGTTGCAACTTTACAAGCCACCACTGCTCCTGTGGGCGTTAAGTATGTTACGCGAGAGCCGTTTGATTTTGACAAGCTATCAAGCGCACAATTTCCTGCAATATTAGTAAGGAGTGCGGACGAAAACAGAGAAGACAGTACCCTTGGCGGTTCGGTTAGTAAACGAATGGCTACAATTAATTATGAATTCATTTGCTACGTTAAAGGCGCAATTATAGATTCGGCCAGAAACAATCTTATTGAAGCAATTGAAGAGGCACTTGATGTTGATCGTTTGCGTGGTGGTTATGCACTAGACACGCAAATAACAAGCATTGAGATTGACGAAGGTTCCATTGACCCCATAGGTGGGGTTATTATTACAGTTCGCGTTCTATACCAATATACTCGCGGCACAACTTAAACTTTAAAATAGGTAAATTATCATGGCGACTAAAACAGGCGCATCCGGTGTAGTAAAAATCCAAGTAGCGGGAACGACTGTTGCCGTGGTGGGAGAAGTTCGTTCATTTACATTTGATGGTTCATCAGACACTATTGAAGATTCAGTAATAGGTGATGTTGCAAGAAGTTACAAGACAGGCTTAAAAACTAACACAGTATCACTTGAGGTTTATTGGGATGAAGCCGATGCACAACAATTAGTCCTTGATGAACGTGCTTCAATAGACTTTGAAGTATATCCAACAGGTACTGGAAGCGGTGAGACATACTTTTCTGGTAACGGTATTGTTACATCACGTTCAATCACTGGTTCTTTTGATGGAATGGTTGAAGCAAGTTTTGCTATTCAATGCAGTGGAGTAGTATCTGAAGCACAAGTTTAACAACGGGGAATTAAACCATGGGATTAGCTAAAGAGTTAAGAGGCAGAAGGAAGTTAGAAGCAAGAGAGGTTCTTGTTCCTGCATGGGCTGATGAATCTGGAGCGTTTAAATTATATAGCCGAAGTATTACTTGCTATGATTTAGATCAACTGCAGAAAAAGCACCCTAACTTTCTTAATAACACTACCATTGGAGCGATGGTCGATCTGATTTGCATGAAAGCAGAAGACGAAGGCGGCAACAAGCTTTTTAAATCTGCTGAAGATCGGATTGATCTAATGGGAGAAGAAACTAATGTAATATCAGATATCGCTAATCAGATGTTCGCAGAAATTGAATCTGTAGAGGACGCAGAGGGAAACTAAGGAGCGATCAGTTAAGGATGAACCTGCTTTCCTTGGCTGACCGCTTGCATCTTACAATAGAAGAAGCAGAGCAAATGCCCGTCAGTCACTTTAATGAGTGGCTAGCATATTTCCAAATACAGAGTGAAAGCAATGGCTGACCAAAAGTTTAATATCAAAATATTTGCAATGGACAAAACCAAAAAAGGGTTTGCTTCAGCAGCAGCAGGAATTAAACGAATAACTAAAGCCGTTTTTAGCATGAAATCAGCTTTGGTATTAGTTGCTGGAGCCACTGGTTTTGGCTTTCTTATTAAAAGATCGTTAGATGCAACTGACAGCTTAAAGAAAACAGCAGATAAAATAGGAACAACAACGTCCGCTTTGGGAGGGTTAAGATACGCAGCAGAAATTACTGGCGTTGAAACCCGAACAATGGATATGGCTTTACAGCGATTTACTAGAAGGACAGCTGAAGCTGCAAAAGGTACAGGCGAAGCAAAAGGTGCAATTAAAGAGTTAGGAATTAACGCTAAAGAATTAAACAATATGCCTTTGGATAAAAGGATGTTGATATTAGCTGATGCTTTCGGAAAAGTAAGAAATGATTCCGATAAACTACGGTTGGCTTTTAAACTATTTGATTCCGAAGGTGCCGCATTAGTTAATACATTAGGTTTAGGCAGAGAAGGCTTGCAAGAATTGTTAGGCGAAGCAAAAATGCTTGGTTTAACCATGTCAACTGATGCAGCTGCTGGCGTTGAAAAAGCAAATGATTCTATCGTTAAATTAATGTCTGTCGGAAAAGGTTTAACGGATCAGTTTACCGCGGCATTGGCTCCAGCAATAGAACAAGCAGTAACACAGCTGACTCGTTTTTTTACAGCAATATCTAAAGAACAAGGAGGTGTGGAGAAATGGGCTCAGTCTTTGGCTAAAGGATTTTTGCAATCTATTGCTAATATTATAACAGCCTTAGATACTGGTCTTGAAGCAATCTCAGGTTTCGTTAATAAAGCTAATAGTATTTTTAATTCCATTGAAGTTAAATCTCAAGAAAATAAGATAGAAAATTTTAAAGAAAAAATACTTTCATTATATGGTGAAATTAAAGGACTAGAAGCAGGTGGGCTTCCAAGTCTTTCGGACATATTAATGGGAGAAAATCTAGACGATAAAAAAGACAAGATAGAAGGCTTGATGCATCAAGTTATCTTGGCAGATCAAAAACTAAAAGAAATGCAACAACCTTTAGTAGATAACGGGCTTGGAGATTTTTTTGATAAATCTATTGCTAAAATACTGGAACTTAAAGAAGCAATAGGCGGCTCCGATGGAACACCTAATATTTTTGTACCTACGATAGAAGGATTAAACAACGTACAACAATCATTTAAAGATTGGCAAACAACAGTAAAAGATTCTGATGAAATAGTAAAAGCATTTACTACAAACGCATTAAATGGAATGACAGATGCTTTAACTGCCGGAATAACAGGTGCCGCTAACTTTGCTGACGCTATGAAGGCAATGGCGAAAAGCGTAGTTGATAGCCTAATTAAAATGTTGATTCAGAAATACATTGTCGATGCAGCTTTTGGTGCTATTACTGGGTTTATTGGTGGTGGAGGAACTGGAGCTACTGGCGGCACAATGGCTAGTGGTGGTATTGGCATGGGCCAAGGTTTTTCTAATACAGCGGCTATTGGTGGTCCAGTGTTTCAAGGAGAAAGCACCCTTGTTGGAGAACGCGGTCCTGAAATATTCGTTCCTAACGCAAGCGGATCAATAATACCTAACAACAAGCTTGGTGGTGGTGGTGTTACAATAAACCAAACCATTAACGTAACCACCGGAATCCAAAGCACAGTAAGAGCAGAAATTGTTGGCTTAATGCCGCAAATTGCTCAAGCAGCAAAAGGCGCAGTGGCAGATGCTAGATTGCGTGGTGGCAACTTTAGCAAAGCAATGTCAGGAGCGTAATGAATGCCTTTATCTTTTCCCAATGTTGGCATAAAAAATATGTCGATGAGACTAAAACGAGTTGTAGCTGTAAGTGAATCGCCATTTACATTAGATACTCAGGTATATGCTCATCAAGGTGCTAGATGGGAAGCAGAGGTGTCTCTGCCGCCTTTATCGCATATCGAGGCACGATCTATCGAGGCTTTTATAGTCGGCTTAAAAGGGCGGGAAGGCACGTTTACGTTCGGCAACCCATTGCATACCAGCACAGCAACATCAACCACATCTGGAACCACAGCGATTAGAGCCGAAACGCTGACTACTTCAGCAGCAGCATCAGCGGTTACTGCTGGAACTTACTTTCAGCTTGGAAGTTATCTGTACATAGTAACGGCTAACAAATCATCTGGTGCTGGAACATTATCTTTTCAGCCTCCTTTGCGAGCTGCTGTTTCTAGCGGTACGGCTTTGGATTTTACTTTGCCAAAAAGTTTATGGCGTATGGCTTCAAATGAACTTTCTTGGTCGGTAAGTGATGCTAGCTTTTACGGGTTTAGCTTCTCCATGACGGAGGCTTTATGAGTAGAGTATTAACCAGTGGCATGACTGCGGTTACAACGGCAGATGTTGTTCGGCCTATTTATCTTATTCGCATGGTATTTGATTCTGGTGAATCTCCTAATGAATTAAACATATGGTCTGGCAATGGCGATCTTAGTTATGACAATGAAACATATGTTGGCGTTGGTGATCTTCTCAGCATTAGTGAAATTAAAGAAACGTCAGATATAGAAGCGACTGGTGTTAATGTAACTTTGGCTGGCGTTAAAGCGAGCTTGCTGGCTATAGCTAAAGATCACGAATATCAAGGTAGACCATTAACTATTTTGCTTGGCGCGTTTGATGATTCAGGCGATTTAATTGCCAATCCAACAATAGTGTTTTCTGGTTTTATGGATGTTATGACCATATCCGAAGGAGCAGAAAACTCTACAATATCTATTGCTGTGGAAAACAAGTTAATTGCTTTTGAGCGATCTAAGGTTAGGAGATATACAGCGGAAGATCAAAAAATAGATCATCCTTCAGATAAAGGCTTTGAATACGTAACGGCCATTCAGGAAAAAGAAATCGTATGGGGCCGACCGTCACCAGCTTCTCAATCTAATCGCGGTTCAGGGCCGGGTTTTATGGGCTATGATCCAAGGAATGAGCATTGATATTAATAGCACACGAATGTTTAGCTAATGTCAAAAAAGACATTAAACCCTTAATAGAAGAACATTGGGAAATGGTTGCGTTAAACAAAGGCACTATAAAGCTAAACCCTAACTGGAAAGAATATGCCCGACTTGATGCTGCTGGAATATTAAGAGCATTTACTGCTAGAAAAGACGGTCAACTTGTTGGGTATTGTGTTTTAACTGTATCGCAAAGCATTCATTATTCAGATCATGTATTTGCTAACAACGATGTTACGTTTGTACTGCCCGAACACAGAGAAGGCGCAACAGGCTATAAACTGTTAAAATTCGCTGAAGATCATTGCAGAGACAATGGTATATCTTTATTAAACATAAACACCAAGGTGCATATTCCTTTTGATAATTTATTGATTGGGATGGGCTTCGATTTAATTGAACGCATTTACTCAAAATGCTTTAAGGATTAAAGAATGGCAATTGCAGCAATAGCAGGATTAGCAACAGCGACTAGTTATGCTATTACGGTAGGACTTACCGCGATAACACTTGGAGGTTTTGCCGCTGCTTTTGCTATTGGTGCAGGACTGTCTATGATTTCAAGGGCCTTAATGCCAGCCCCCGATATAGGCGCACAGATGGGAGGAAGGTCGGTAACGGCCAGAGATGCCGCGCACACTAGAAAAGTAGTTTACGGCAGAGCAAGAATTGGTGGAAATATTGTTTACTTAGAATCAACAGGGTCAGACAATAAATACATATGGTTAGTGGTTGCTATAGCTGGTCATGAAATTGATGCTTTTGAAAGTGTTTGGTTTAATGATGAAAAGGTTTTAGACGGCACAACGTATCAAGGTAACTGGGGATCATACGCTAATATATCTCAATATAAAGGAGACCAAACGGCTGCTGATTCTGCATTAGTATCGGCTTCTTCAAAGTGGACTACTAATCACAAGTTGCTTGATACAGCTTACATGGTTGTAAAATTAACATATGACGTTGATCAGTTTGCATCCGGATTGCCAAACATATCAGCTATTATTCGCGGAAAGAAAGTTCTTAACACAAGCAACAATTCAACTGCTTGGTCACAAAATCCAGCTTTGTGTGTGTACGATTATTTGCGTGATGTTAAATACGGATTAGGCGAATCAGCTACTAACATATTAACTTCAAGCGTTACAACAGCAGCAGCAGTTTGCGATGAAGCTATAACTTTGGCAGCTGGAGGAACTCAACCTAGATACACAATGGACGGAGTGGTTGATACCGGATCATCTCTTAAATCAAACATAAGTGCTATGGTTGGCGGCATGGCTGGACGCTTGGTTTATTCTGCGGGTAAGTTTGAGGTTCATGCTGGAGAATATGTATCGCCATCGTTTTTGGTGGATGAGTCCAATACAATTGGCGAAATAAGCATTCAGACTAAACAGTCTAGGAGAAATGCTTTTAATGGAGTCAAAGGTGTATTTTTATCAGAAGATGATAATTATGTAATGGCTGATTATCCCGCCCAAATATCAAGTTCTTTTGCAGCAGAAGATGGAGAGCCTATTTATCTTGATATGCCTTTGCCGTTTACCGTCAACAATGTTCGCGCCCAAAGGCTTGCAAAACTTGCTTTGTTTCGATCTCGTCAACAAGAAGCCATTACTATTCCCTGCAACCTTAGTGCGCTTAGATTTAAAATCGGAGATAACATAAACGTTAGTAATGCTAGGATGGGTTATTCTAACAAAATATTTGAAGTGGTTGGTTACGCGTTGGATTTTACCAGTGGCGGGGAAATTGTTGTAAAGATTGAAGCTATAGAAACAGCCGCATCTATTTGGAATTGGTCGGCATCTGATCAAGAGGTTTATTTAGGTGGTGGCGAAGTATCTTTATACACCGGACAGATTGCTGCTCCACCAACATCATTTGCAGCGGTTGCATCAACAGCGACTAACGCAGATGGCAATATTGTTCCTCAAATAGCAGCAACGTGGGTTGCAAGTGCAGACGCATTTGTTGTGCGTTATGAATTTCAATGGTCAACAGATAACAGCAATTTTAATTCTATTGATGTTGATGCGCTTTTATTTACAATAACGCCAGTAATTAGCGGTCAGCTTTATTACACTAGAATTAGGTCAGTTAATAATCTTGGCGTAAGAAGCGTATTTGTTACTAATAACATTAGTGCTACAGGAGACACAACTGCACCCGCAGCACCAACGTCTTTATCTGCAACAGCGGGTTATAAGTCCATTAGTTTAAAATGGACTAACCCATCAGACAAAGACTTTTCCAATGTAGAAGTTTACAGGGCAACTTCTTCTGGCGGCACTTACGCGGTAGTGGCAACTGTTGGCGGTGGATATAGTGCGACAACCGAATTCTTAAATGGCGGTCTTGCTGACGCGACTGCTTTCTATTACAAATTTAAATCAGTTGATTACAGTGGTAATAAATCAGCATTTACTGGGATAGTAAACGCAACAACTAATGCGGCAGCTATCAACGGCACTAACGGCTCTGACGGCACTGACGGTACTAATGGGTCTAATGGGTCTAATGGTTCTAATGGGTCTAATGGCGCGGCTGGTCCTCGATCTGCTGCTGGTTATCTTTATTACTCTGTATCTGGATCACAACCGTCAGCCCCAAGCGCAAGCGGAAGTTATAACTTTAGCACTGGAGCCTTTGCTGGTTTAACTGCCAATTGGTCGCGCACTCCTCCAGTAATTACTGGCGGTGATGCAGCATATTGGGCAACGAGTTATTTTGTTTCTGAAGCATCTCTTAATGGATCGCAAACAAAAACCTTTAGCACTCCATTTTCGTCTGTAGCGTTTAACGGCTTGGTGACGTTTAGCAATCTAAATGATGAACTTGCTGATGGTTCTAGTGGAAGCGAAATCACTACTATTAACGGTGGTTTACTAAAAACAGGAACAATTAATGTTGCACAAGTCAATATCTCAGGTACCACCCAAAGCGGCTTTAATATGCAATCTGCTGGTAGTGGTTCGCGCATCAAAATCTTGCACGATAAAATAGAAATATATGACGGAAGTTTATCAACGCCTAGAGTTAAACTTGGGAATCTGTCTTAATGGCTTACGGGTTAGAGGTGTATAATGCCTCCGGAACTAAAATTATTGGCAATACAGATCGTTTAATTAGATTTGTAGCTACTGGAACTGTTACGGCTAATTCTAGCAATTATGCAGATGTGACTGTTAGCGGAATGGCAAATAATGATACGTGGACTATTACTCTTGGAGATATACCATTTGTATTTAACTACCAAGGAAGGCCAGACGTATCTTATGCAAAGCAAACAAACAATTTGCGAATATACGCCACATCAGGCAACACTGTAGATTACTACATTTTTAGGACTTAATAATGGCGTATGGGCTGCAAGTATTAAACGCTGACGGGCGAGTGCAAATGGACAGCACTGAGATTGCCCCTAATACTTATATTTCGAATATAGCAACAACCGCTTACAGTGCAATGACGTACCCGCCTAGCGGATTTGCAACAGGAGATTTGGTTCTTGCAAGGGCGGCAAATAGTCCTTTATCTGGCATAACATATATAGGAATTAGTCAGCCTATAAACGGCCAAGAATTGTTTATGGGATCAAAGTTTGCTCAAGATGCTGGTTACACTTACCTATACAAGAACACAGCAGGAATAGTTACTGCATTGTTAAAAACGCAAGCAGGTAACATATCAGCGCCTAGTTCTGGCGAAATGGGATTGGATGTTTACAGTACCAACGGAAGTACCATACTATTTTCGGCAACCAGATCAACCAGTGTTAAAGTATTAGCGCAAGGAACATTAACTCACGGCCAGACGTTTACCTATACGCCACCGTCTTCTCTTGCTTATACAAAAATATATGCAGTAGTAAACAGCACTATGTTTGCGGCAGTTCCAGCGGCGTTTGTTTTGCCAAGCTGGTCAATTGGTTTAGGTTATTTATTTCATGCGTCTGCATCATCGCCATATATAACCGTGTCAAATAAAACATTTGTTAACGGACAAGAAGTTTCGTCAACTGGTATGCTCCCATATATGCTTGTTTACGATACAAATTAGGAGAAAAAGATGTTCCAATATGCGCTAGTTGCAGAAAATGGAGAAGTTCAACACGTTGTTTCTACTGGGTCAGATTCAGATTATACAGAGGGTGAAACGTATAATGATCTTATTGCGGTTCAAGTTGCACACAATATTGACGCGCAGGATTTAATAGAAACAAAATACTATGCTAGTGGTCAGTGGGTTACGCGGGAAGCAAGAGTAAGCGAATGGCAAGATTGGAACAATAATGCTTGGTCTTTTAACGCAGTAAGGTTTTCGACTCATGTTAGAATGATAAGAAATAATAAAATATCTGTTACCGACTGGACGCAAGTTGTTGATAGCCCGTTAACCGGCACAAAGAAGGCTGAATGGGCTGTGTACAGACAGGCATTACGGGACATACCAGAAAGCTATTCTGATGTCACATCATTTGATGATATAATTTGGCCTAATAAGCCAGAGGTTTAAGATCATGTTTGAATTAGTCAGAAACGACCAACAGCCGCAAGTGCAAGCAACGATAACTCGCCAAGATGATGGGTCGGTAGTATCGTTCAACGGTGGCAGTGCAAAGCTAAAATTTAGAGCGAAAGGAGCCACAACTCTTCTTTTTACTTTAAATGCTTTAGATACTGGGCAAAACTTTCAAGACGGCATTGCTTTGTTTTCTTTTTCAGGCACGCAATTAAATTTAGCTGAAGGCTATTATGAAGGCGAAATTGAAATTATTTATGCAACTGGCAAAACTGAAAGCGTTTTTAAAGTCTTGGACTTTTACATTAGGGACGATTTTTAATGCTTAAATCTGTAATTGCTTTTAAAAAGGCCATATCAAATAGCGTTTTAAGAAAAGCCATTGCAAGCATAAAACTTGGCGATTTTTTTATTGTTAAGTTATTTACTGATGTATTTGGAGCAACTGACGTAACAACAAAGGCAACCGCAAAAGTGTTGTCTGATTCTTCTGCAGCCTCTGACGCTTTTTCTAGCGGTATAAATAAAAAATTAACCGACACTTCAGGAACAAATGATGCCGTTATATTAGGCGTTGGTCTTAACTTAAACAATAATTCAAGCGTTGGCGATTCTATTAATCAAATTGCTATCGGGAAATTGTTTACAGATACAGGCTCATCGTCAGACGATACAGCTGTTTTTACAAACAAAACAAAAGCAGATGCTGCTGCAGTACAAGATGTAACAGAACTGTTAAGCGTTAAATCTATTGCTGAAGGGTCTGCTACTGCCGATTCTGAATCAATGCAGTTTAGCAAAGCACTGGTTGATGCAGGGGCGTTTTCAGATAGCACATTGCTTGTTCCAACAAAAGTATTATCTGATTCATCTGTTACCAGTGAATTGCAAAACATGGCATTTCATAAATTTGTAAATGAAAATAGTGGCGTAACAGATGATTTAGATGGCGAAGCTACAACAAACGATGATCAACAAATGACTTACACTAAAGTTCGGTCTGATGTTGCTGCAATTGCTGACGTTTTTGCTTATTCCACAGGGTTAGATAAAAGTGATACAATCGGTTCATCCGATACAGGTTTTTTGCGCGGTCAAGGCTATTGTGCGTTTGACTATTTTCAATCCGACTATGTCGGGTATTTCCAATCTTTTTAACAGGTGATTTATGATTAACGATAACTTAAAGCTGCGCGGTGATGTTGCGATAGTATTAAAAGACAAAGACGGCAAAGTAAAAGAAAGCCGTGATATTAACAACTTGGTGGTTACTACTGGACTGACGTTTATCTGTTCTCGCATGGCTTCTGCTAGTGCTGGGGTTATGAGTCACATGGCTTTAGGTTCAAGTACTGCTGCCGCTGCTGCCGGACAAACTGATGTACAGTCAATTCTAGGCTCTAGGGAAGCATTAGATAGTTCTACTGCATCAGCTAATACCATCGCATACGTTTCTTCTTTTGAAGCTGGAGAAGGCACTGGCGCTGTTACAGAAGCTGGCGTATTTAATGCCGCATCTTCTGGCACTATGCTTTGTCGCGTTGTATTCCCAGTGGTAAATAAGCAAGCTGACGATACGATGTCATTAACTTGGACTATTACTTTAACCGCATCTTAATTATTAGGGGCTACCTATGGCTACGATAGTAACAAGGGCAGGCAAAGGCTCGCCCCTTACAAATGCAGAAGTTGATGCTAACTTCAATAATCTAAACACTGATAAGGCTGAGCTTTCGGGCGCGGCTTTTACTGGTGCTATCACTACCAATTCTACTGTTGATGGTAGAGATGTCGCTACAGACGGCACTAAACTTGATGGCATTGAAGCTAGTGCAGACGTAACAGATACCACTAACGTGACAGCCGCTGGCGCACTAATGGATTCTGAAGTCACTAACCTTGCCCAGGTTAAAGCGTTTGACTCTTCCGACTATGCTACAGCAGCGCAAGGCACTAAAGCGGATGCTTCTTTGCCAAAAGCTGGTGGAGCCATGACTGGAGCGATTACAACTAACTCCACTTTTGATGGTCGCGATGTTGCTGCTGATGGCGTTACCGCTGATGCCGCACTGCCAAAAGCTGGTGGAGCCATGACAGGCGATGTCACTTTTGCAGATGGTGCAGACATTATCACGGCATCAGCAGGCACAAGTAACTTCCGCGCAGGGGTTAACGCAGGCAACTCCATCGCAAGCGGGGGTAATTATAATGTGGTCGTGGGCGATGAGGCAGGTACGGCTTTGACTACGGGTGATAACAATGTCGTTATCGGATTCGGGGCAGGAGATGCATTAACAACAGGTGGTCAAAATGTGGCTTTGGGCTATCT